ACTTCGTTTATATCCGCAAGAGGTTTATCGTCTCCGTAAACGGCAAATGTGTCAGTAAGCGGGGTCAGTACCAGGTATTCATCAGGAGGTACTCCGCTGAAGACGCCTGTTTCGACAGGGATATTTGCGGCTTCAAACAGTGTGTTCAGTTCAGATAATATGCTCATAGCTTCTCAATCTCACTTTCCAGCTTATTTGTCATAGCCTCGATGCAAGCACCTTTTGATCTGCTTTTGGCAGGTTTCAGAAAAGGCTTTGGAGGCTGGCCATGCTTTCCGTATTCGAGGATGTTGGCGATTTTGGCATTGCTGCCGCCGTCAGAGCGCGGCTCTGCAAAGCCTATTTTCACGTTGAAATTACCGTCCCTGTCTTGCTTCGCCGGAGATACACCAAGCGCAGATTCAAGTTCTCCGGTAGAGCGGCTTTTAACCTTTGTGTTTTTACCGACCACAGAAGAAAGATTGCTTTTTACCTTGTCGTACACGACTTCGGCTCCGGCTTCAAGAACCTTCGGTATGATCTCATCGGTCTTTTCAGCCAACCTTGACACTTTGAGCAGGAATTCCTCCGGCAACTTGAAATCGACCTTAGCCATCAGCGCTCACCGCCAATACTTCAAGATACATTCCACGGCCCTTTACATTTTCAACCGAGTATATGTTGTAGCGTTTGCCCTCGCAGACGATAACATGGCGGTTGTGAAGAACAAGTCCGGGAATCGTGCGGAGACGGAACAAGGCATTCACTTCATCTGACTGCGCCATGTTATGCCACTTTTCCGTAGAGTTTTTCTGCTCAAAATATGCCCTGACAGATGCAAGAACAGTATCGCCGTGGTTGACAAAACCGTCAGCATCCTTCGTGGGTTCGGTTGAGATAACATCGATGAAGGTGTTCATTTTCCCAAAACTCATGCTCACACCTTCCAATCCCGGTCAAGTTTAAGAAGAAGGTTGACCGTATTCCATACCTGCTGTCCAGCCTGCACATTGTCGGCGAAGAAACCGCCTGTAGAGCCGTCCCTGGATTCATAGAAATGCGATGCCAGCATAATCACTGCCTGTTCGGTAGTGGCGGGCATCGCATTTTCCGTGTAATATCCTGCTGCAATGTGCTGATAGCTTTCTGCATAAGAAACGGCGGCAGTGATGAACCTTTCAATCAGTCCATCATCCACCGAATGCTCCAATATCAGATTTTCCTTAACCTTCGTCAAAAGTTCGCTCATCACTGCCACCTCCCATCATTAGGATGCAGACTTCATCTGAAGCACCTGAATGGCTTCAGGAAGGATGAGCTTACCATCCACACGCTGAGAACCGAGGAAACCAATCTGACCGTTCTTTGCGTAGAGTTCATTCAGACGCTTGAAGGAACGACCCTGGCGGTCGGCAATCCAGTAATACTGGAAGTCACCGAAAGCAATGGTCTTGGCTCCGGCAGCGAGAACAGGCATATACGCAGAGGTATATACAGGACGGCCGAGCAGAGTATGAGGTGCATCGGCAGTCAGAGAATTCTGCCAGAGGTACTGACCGTTGTTGTCCTTCAGCTTACGGACAGCCTTGATGGTGGCATCGTTCATTACCCAGACAGCCTTGTTGCGGTAAGGAGCCTTGAGTGCATGGAACAAATCCATAAGTTCGTCCGCAGTGATGGCAGTTGCGGATGCAGCGGTTACACCGATTTCTGCACCACCTGCATCGGCAAGAATGCCGAGAGGCTTGCCGTTACCATCGCCAAGGAAGAAAGACTCTTCCTCACGGGCACCGATACGGCGGGCAAATTCGCGGGAAATATATGCTTCAAGGTCAAAAACACTGTCACGGAGCAATTCCTCAGACACCTTGATGGTAGTACCCAACTTGTGAGCGCCAATGGTGATCTGGGAGAAAGTGTCGTCGCTGTCCTCATAAGGACCTTCCTCATCAATCCAGTTGGCAGTACCCTTGGATGCGACCACGGGAATCTTACGCTCACCGCTATCGGTCTGTACAGTGTGTGCCAACTTACGGAAGATGTTCTCCTCCTCAAGTGCCTCTACCAGATGATGCTCGTATTCGTCTGGAACCAGATAGCCGCCCTCGGCATCGTCACCAACCTGCAGAGCATTCACAACCTGGGGCAACGGTGCCTTGTTACGCATCACATCCCAGAAGTTGGACACATACTCATCGGTGCTGCGGCGGGACTTGCCCTTGCCGGAGTTAAAGTTGCCGTTCATAGGCTTTTCTGTAATAGGAGCAGAGGTAGGCTTGGAAAGCTGGGCATCCATAGCGGACATAGCTTCCATACGCTCAATTTCAGCACCGAAGTCCTGAACCTTCTTCTCCATCTGTGCATAGGTCTTTGCATCCTCATCGGAAAGCAGACCGTCCTTGTCGCGCTTGGTTTCCACAAATGCCTTTGCAGCCTCCCAAGCCTGGTTACGCTTTTCGCGCAATTCGTTGATAGTCATAATAAATTACCTCCAATTTTTAATAAGATTTAGCCTTGCCATAAGGTCATCGGCTTTGGTTTTACGGGTTGGTTCGGACTTGATTGCACACTTGGCTGCAACCTTGTCCATGAGAGAATTGACCACATTTGCCTTGGAATAAAGCATGGAAACCGCAGGCGGCTCCATATCCTCGGCACTGCCCACGCGCTGCATGATTTCATCAGCAAAGCCGAGTTCCACGGCCTTATTTGCGTCCATCCATGTTTCAGCATCCATAAGGTGGGACAGCTTCGTGCGGGACAATCCCGTCTTGATTTCATAGGCATTGATGATGGAATCCTTCACACTTGCCAGCATTTCAATGGCTTTCTGCATTTCCGCAGAATCACCGAAGGCAACGGTCATAGGGTTGTGAATCATCATCATGGACACAGGGGACATCAGCACCTTTGTGCCTGCCATCGCAATCACGGATGCTGCGGAGGCAGCGATACCATCAATCTTGACCGTGACATTGCCCTTGTAATCCATCAGCATATTGTAGATTTGGGCAGCCGCCACGCAGTCGCCGCCGGGACTGTTAATCCACACGGTAATATCGCCGGAGCCTGCCATCAGTTCATCCTTGAAAAGCTGTGGAGTGACGTCATCGTCAAACCAGCTTTCTTCTGCGATTGTTCCGTTCAGAAACAGTGTCCTCGCCTCCGGCATCGTTTCCGTCTGTGCCTGGTTCTTCCACTTCCAGAACTTCTTCATCGGAATTTTCCTCCTTTCCGTCATTGTCGGTTGTATTTGCAAAAGCACCCGCATCTTTCAGAGGGAGCATATTGCCGTTGATAAGGTAAAGGTCGCCACCTTCTTCCGCAGGGATACGGTCGAGGTTTTCCAGTTCACGGATGTCATTTGCACTCATCCAACCGTTCTGGCGACCAATGGCGTAGCCGTTCATACGGCTTTGGTAATCGCCACGGAGCAGACCCTCAAGGTTGAATTTCACGAAATAATCCTTCTTTTCCGTGAGAGATAAAAGCGCCCTCTGAATGGACTGCTCCCAACGGATAACCCACGGGTCAAGGGTGTACTTCACAAACTCAAGGGATTGCTGCTCTATATTAGAAAAGCTCGACTTCTCAAGGTCCCCCACCATATGGGGAGGAACTCTGAAAATTCGAGCAATTTCATTAATTTGGAACTTCCTTGTTTCAAGGAACTGTGCCTGCTCCGGAGAAATGGAAATCGGTGTGTACTTCATTCCTTCTTCGAGGACAGCCACTTTATTGGAGTTGGAACTGCCGCCAAAGGCAGCCTGCCAGCTTTCTCTGACCCTCTGCGAGTCTTTGATGGTGCTTGGGTGTTCCAATACACCACCCGGTGTTGCACCGTTAGCAAAGAACTTGGCACCGTATTCCTCGCAGGCAATCGCCATGCCGATGGCGTTCTTTGCCATAGCAATGGGACTGTAGCCTACAAGACCATCAAACCCAAGACCGGGGATATGAAGCACATCGGAAGGCTGCAGGGTTACTGCAAATTCCTTATTTTTAATAGCTTCATCGGGGCCACGGTAATAGGTGTAATAGAGATGTCCGTTTTCATCCCTGTCCACACTCATCTTGTTTGGCATCAAAGGGTAAAGTGCCACCACCTCGTTTTTGCCGTTACGGATAACCTGTGCGTAGGCGTTACCCCACAGGAGCAGATGGGTCATGAGTGTCTCTCGGAACACGAAAGAACTCATTTCCGGATTCGGCTCATCATGGAGCAGTCGGTAAAGCGGATGGTCGATGGCTTTTTCCTTGCCGCCGTCATCGTTATATTTGTAAAGATGCAAAGGCAAGCCTGCCACTGCTTCTGCAAGGATACGGACACAGGAATACACTGCCGTCATCTGCATAGCAGAACGCTCGGTTACTGCCTTGCCGGACGTCGTACCGCCCATGTAAAAGGTGTAGGCGCTGCCCGCCGTTCTGTTTTCGGGCTTATCTCTGGACTTAAACATTCCCGTAAAAATACCCATATCAAATCACGCTCCTTCCTAAATAAACAAAATGCCACGGTCATCGTAAACCGAAGCACTGTTGGTGTTGCCACAGCGGATTGCACGGTCGAGTGCCATAATCGTTGCAACGGCACCGTCAATCTTTTCTGTGGATTTGGCTTTGTCTGCTTTGATGTTTCCGGCAGGGTCAGTCTTGATGTAGATGTTATCCATCATCCACCTAAGAACCGGATGCCCGCCGTGAGCCAGTTTTTTCTCCATCGCAAGTTTCAT